GACGCAAAGGCCGGCGACTCGGAGATATACTTCAAGCTGCGAAACCAGCGAGACAGCCGCCGAGCCGATGCTGGCAAACGTCCCCAGCGCCCCGCGCTCGACCGTGCTCATATGGCTATGCAGCAGACTCATGGCTATTTGCGGTAGGCGATGACCGTGCCGCTGTGCAGCTTGATGGCGCTGAAGAAGCCGTCGATGGTCGTGCCGGCTTTGATGACATGGGCGGTCGCTTCGGTCGCGTTGGCGGCGCCGGTGAGGTTTCCGGTCAAGGTGTGAAACTTCGTGTCAGTCATCACGTCGATGCTGGTGAAGTCGGCGTTGACTTGGGTTGTGTCGGCGATGCTGACAGCGCCGGACGTGCGGTTGGTGATGCGGGTATTCGGGTGCATAATTTAGTATTGGTTGACGCGGGCGGCCCACATGGATGGCTGGCCCTGTTGGAAATAATATTTGTCGCGCTGGGAGATCAGCTCAGACTCGGCGAGCTGTTCCATGGCGAGTGCTTTGTCCAGTTGTCCGTCTTCAGTTTGCAGATCCGAGGTCAGGAGGTAGCCGACTGCTTTTGCGATGACGGCGGGAACGGTTGCGGAGAGGTTGCTTGCGGAGTATTCGGTCGGGCGGATGCGAAAGTTGACCCAGACGGTGGTTGGTAGGTCGGTGCTTTGCGGAAATCTCACGTTGTCGCCGAGGAGCGTGTAGCCGATGGCGCGGGGGGCAACGTGGGTTGCGGGACTGTCTCTTAGGACGCCAAACACTTGCCCCATGGCAGTCTCGCCGGTTTGCTCGTAGGGGATGAAGTAGCCGGTCGTGTCGTTGCCTTCGACGGTGCGTTCTTCGACGCGCATGAGTTCTGGCCAATCGGCCCACTCCCAGCAGTCCGCGATGCGTTCGTTGGCGGCGGCGGTCATCATGGTTCTTGCGCCGGATGGGATGGCGTCGATGGTGGACGCATCGTTGCCGACACGCTGCCAAGCGCGCAAAAGGATAGATTGTAGAGTGACTGTGCGCATTAGTTGTTCAGTGCGTTCATGGCCGACTGCACGGCGGCTTCAAAGGTGACGCTGGGATTCGGCCACGATGCTTGCGGCGCCGGATTAGCGGCGAACATGGTGAGGATCTGCTGTAGGTATGCTTCGACGGCGTCCAGCTCGGCGCAGGTTTTGCCAGCGGCGGTGAGGGACTGGCGCAGATACAAAAGTGTGGGCTGGCGGTCGCCTGCGAGGCCGACACTGCGGAGGTGTTCTTCGGCGGTGAAGGTCAAGGGCGCCGGAGTTTGCCATTGGCCGTTGTTCCAGATGGCACCATCGCTGGGCTTGGGCGGTGCGGGCGACCATGCGGCGGCCTTGGGGTTTCCGGCGGCGATCCATGCGGGCATGGCTTCGGCCAAGTCGCGGAGGTCGCTGGGGTCTTCGATGCGGTAATACAGGCTCATGTGTAGACCCTCGGATGGGCGGCAACGGTGGCGCCGTTGTTGTTGGTGATGGTGAGTCCGCCGCGCACATCTTGAAGGTCGCGGACGAGCGGGGCGTAGAAGACGAGACTTTGCGGGCGCACTTTGTCGCAGGTCATGCCGTCCGCGAGGGAGGCGACTTCTGCGGCGGTAAGGGCGGCGTTCCAAATGCTGACTTCGGCTATTTGTCCCGTGGCAAAAAGACCCTGCGAGCCTGCACTTTCACGCGAACCAATTCTAACATTGGCAATGTTGGACACAGAAATTGTTTGTGTCGTTGTCGCGGAGGAACCGGCGTCGAGATAAACGGTGCGGGACGAGTTGCTTTCGACCACAGCACAAGCGTGGTGCCATGTGTTTGCGGAAAAGCCTGTTGTGGTGTCCGTATTGGCACTTATCCCTGTGCCGATCACAGACAGGCGAACAATGTCGCCAGTGACTGTGCCATCAGCAAATAGCACATATCGCTCCGTGTTGCCCCCGGTGCCGGTGTTGAGATTGACTAGGGCATTGACGCTGGTGGTGTTCGCCATGCGGAACCAGCACGCTATGGTCAGCGGGTTTTGCAAAACTGGCGCGGCGGTCGTGCTCAAATAACGACTGCTGGCTGCTGTAAAATCGTAAGCCATGGCTACGTTGCGCTCCTTATTTCTACGGCGACGAGTTCGGCGTCTCCGGTCATGGTGTCGGCTGCGTCGCCGCCGATGCGTTGCACGCGGACGCGGAACAAATCGCCCGCGGTGATGCCGTCGATGGCGGTGCAAGTAATAGCTCCAACGGTGACAATGCCAGAGGTGCCAGAGGTGGCGACGGTGGCAGCGGTGGCCGTATCGAAAGAATCCGAGTCGAGGTCGGTCGTGCCACGCTCAAAGGCGACGGACCAGCGGACGTTGCCGCTCGTTGCGGTGGTCGCCATGAAGTCCAGATTGACGATGAGGCCACTGCCGAGGGATGCGGCTTCCGGCATGATGCCGACGAAGACAGCGGATTCGGTCGAGGCGTCATCGAAGTCGAGGACGGCGATGCTGTTGCGGGTGTCGAGCGTGGCGAAGGCGGTGGCCGTGGGCTGGTTGTGCTCGGCGGTGAAGACGGCGTAGGTTTTGGTGCCGCCGCCGAGTTGGCTGGTGAGCGCGATGGTGCCGGAGGCGTCGGGGACGGTGAGCGTGCGGGTGGTGCCGGTGGTGATGCCAGAGAGTTGGAAGGCTAGATTCTTGGAGCTGTCGGCGTTGTCATAGAGGAGGAAGTTGGCGTCGTTGAAGACATCCGGCAGAATGCCCGCGTAGGTCCAGTCAGTTGCGCGTGTTCCGGTGGTGGCAACGCGAATGTAGATGCCAGCGGGTTTGCGGTTGATGAGCCAAGTGCCTTCGGCTTCGCGGACGAGGTAGGCGCTGTCTACGGCTGGCGGGTTGGCGGTGGGCAACGCGCTGAAGTTTTGCACCTCGCCGTCGATGTAGGACGCACCGCCGCCGCCGCCCGATCCTTTTTGATCGAACGTGCCGGAGAAGGGGTTAAACGTCCAAGGCATTACAGATTAGAAATTTGAGATTTAAGAGCGGGTGACGGTGGCGATCTTTGCGTCATCGCTGGACGGCGTGCCGCCGACATAGGTGAAGGTGAGCGTGGCGACTGTCTGGCTGCCTTCTTTGTAGACCACCGTGGAAAGATTGTTTGTCGTGGAGACGTAATTCAGCTCAACCGCGTTATGCTGCGGGATATTTAGACCGGCGATATTTCTGACGGAGACGTTGGGATGCATGGGATGGGGAAGTTGGCAGGAGTCAGTTGGCAGTTGGCAGCAGGAGCATTAAGCGGAAGGAGCGGCGGTCATGCCGAGTTGCTGGTCTTGCTGGAGCTTTTGCAGCGCGGGTTGGGCGCCGGTGCGGCCGATGACGGCGTTTTGCTGCTGTTGGAGCTGGAACTGGAAGGCTTGTGCTCTCGCGTCAATCATGCTGCGGAAGATTTCGTCCTGCTGATACCGCTGCTGGACGGCGGGGTTGCTCTGAATGATCTGCTGCAAGGTTTGCAGTCTTACCTGCGCGTTTTGGCCGCCTTCTTTCAATGGCGGCTCGGTGCCTGCGGCGATTTTGGCGAAGGCTCCTTGCTCGTCTTCGATCTCGGCTTGGGTGGCGGCGCCGATGTCTTGGACGAGGATGTTGGCGAGGTTCTGATCGACCGAGGCCATGAGGTATTTGACGAGGTTGGCTCTGTCGATGACGCCAAAGCTGTCCAGCGGGACAAGCACCTTGGCGATGAAGTCCATCTTTGCGCCCAAGGCCTCGTTGTCCAAAATACGCGCGTCGAACTCGGCCGTGATATCGAATTTGCCGCGGATGTCGGCGGCTGATTCCGCTATGGGCGTGCCATTGCCGGTGACGCGCGAAATCTCCTCGGCGGTCATGTATTGTTGCGCCAACTGGAGGATCTGCGAAATAACCAGCTTCATATCGAGCAGCCAGCTATCGACCAGCTCCTGCATGTGCAGCATGGAGAGGTTGGGGTTGACGGCTTCGGTCATGCGGCCGAAGTAGCGGTCCACGTCGTTGCGGATGGCGGCCTCAATCTCAATGCTGCCTTGGTCGAACGGCGGCGGGGCCATCCATGAGATTTCGTTGGGACGGCGCTCGGGGATTTGCGCGCCGGGTCCGAGGATGAGGTCAAATTTGCCGCGGGCGGCCGGCGTCTTGAGCGGCGGCAGAGTGCTGAGACTTGTTCTATCAACTCGGCTGTCGCGCTGGATTTTGACCTCTTCCTGCGCTGTCTGGGTGATCTCGGGAATGCCGCGGGCCTCGAGCAGCGGGCGGGTGTTGCGTTCCCGCGGGAGTTCGACAAAGGGATAGTCGGCGTGCTGATACGGCATCAGCTCATGCAGGGCGGCCTTGTCGGTGATGTTCCAAGAGATGACCGTGCGGGTGACCTTGGTGGCGCCGGTGCGCTCGTCGTGCTCCTTGCGGTAAACGTGCCAGACTTCAATGAGGTCGCGGAGCTGCTCGAAGAGGAAGTTGTCCGAGCGGTGGATGTTGAGGTGGATGCGCTTCAGCTCGCCCTTGTGCTTCACGGCGCGCTCAACCCATTCGCTGTCCCAGCCCTCCATGGTGGCGCGCTCGCGGATCTCAAACTCGTTGAGGAGTTCCCGGCGGGCGACAAAGGGTGCGCGTTGGATGCTGTCGGTCTGGATGGGGAAGATGATGTCTTCCCACGGTTCCAAAGAACGGACGACCGGCTTGCTGGAGAAAATGTAGGGCTGCTCCCATTCGACTTCGCCCTTTTCGCGGAACTGGCGGACTTTGGCCGTGGTGCCCAGCTCAGGGATGATTTCGCCCATCAACTGCGCGGCGAGTTCTTCTTGCTCTGGGTCAAGGATGACCTCCAACAAGGCTTGCAGGTTGGGATCTTGGCTTTCCTGCAGCATCATCATGGCTTCTTCCATGGTGAAGGTCTTGACCTCGACGCGGGTCTGGCGCTCCCAGTCCACCGCCATGATGGCTAGGCCGTAGGTTTCGCGCATCTCAGCGGCCAAGCGGATCTCGCGCCGGAGATCATCCAGACAGTGCTGGAAGAGGAGCCACTTGAGGACGGACTCTGCGGCGTTGCGCTTGGCGATGTCCATGCTCTCAACCGGCTGGACTTGGACGCGCGCCTTGAAGAAGGAATTGACGAGGGCGATGACGCGCTCGCGGATCAGGGTCTCGCTGAGAAAAACCTTGGTGTCGGCCGCATTCTCGAACGGGAAAATTTTGCGTCCGTAGGCGCTCTGGTGCTTGCGTCCGTCGTCGGTCTGCCCGGGCCAGATGCAGTAGCGGGTATTGAAATTCTTGACCTTGCGCTGCTGATACTGCGAGCCGTCCGCATCGGCTTGGTCGATGTCGAAGATGAGTTTGCTGACATCGGGTTGCTTCATGGGACGAGGACGGTGGGTTTGCGGGGCGTGTAAGAGACCGCGCACTGTGGGTTTTTCCTGAGAAACCAGGAGCGAAAGTCCTTATCGCCCCAACAGTCGCGGCCGAGGTGTTGCTGCCACGCGAAATAAGCATCGGCCGGCACGTCCATGACATGCTGGCCGAGTCCATCGACGGTGCAGTGCTCGATCTGGTCGTTGAGCTGCTTGGCGCGGGTGGATTGGATGCCGGCCATGACTTGCTGGGCGTGCCAGCCGGTCTTTAGCTCATCCCGGACGAGTTGCGCTAACTCGCCATCCATGTCGGCGACCAGATCGCCGAAGATTTCTGATGACATCCTAACTTCTGCCGTCCGACCCGCATACGCAGTGCGGACGGCAGTGTGTTAAGACGCTTAGTACGCGTTCAGGTCAACGATCTCGAGGAAGACCTCAAGTTCGCCGGTGTTGTGGTCCGCAAGGCTGTCGCCCGAAGTGCAAGCGAAGGCCGCTTGGATATACTTCGGCGAGGCGGTGGTGCCAGCCTCCATGACGTAAGGCGTCGTAGAGGGGTTGACCTTGTAGAACACTTCGGTGCCGCTCGGGTTCAGCTCTTGCGAGGTGATGAACTCGTCGGCGTCAGCCGTGGTATCGTCGTGACCAATCTCCACCGTGGTGGTGATAGTCGCGGCGTCCGAGCTGTCGAACACGCTGACGAGGCGGGTGGCGGCGGACTTGACGGCCGTTCCAGCAACCACAGGGATGAGGTTAATGGTCTGGGCCGCGTCGGTGTCGGTCAGATCCTCATGGGTGAGGATGACTTTGTGCGTGAAGCCGGTGGCGGCTTTGGTGTTGGCGGGAAGTTCAAAGACTTTCATGCTAATTATATCCTAGTTAGTTGTTTCTGGGTTGAATTAGGCAGTCGCGTTGAACTTCGCCATGGCCTTGGGCGACATGACGGCAAGGGAGACGATGGCGTCCACCAAGCCGCGAGGGCCGCCGCCTTGGTCCTCAAGCTCCTGGAACCGCGGACGGCGTCCGTAGCGGAGCATGAGGTGGTCGGGCGACATGACGTAGCCGCGGGCGTATTTCTCAGCGTCGGTCGAAGCGTTGGCAGCCAAAAATAGGCTCGTCACGATTTCGACAGTCGAAAAATCTCCCTCGTAGAACGAGATATTGGAGATCAAGCGGTCGCTGTTGGCGGCCTGCGCGGTCTGACGGAGGTTAAACACGTTCGAGGTGCTGTTCACCGTAAAGCGCGTGAAGTTGGTGATGGCCTTCTTGAGGGAAGGGCCGGCCACCATGATCAAGCGGTCCTGCGAACCAGTCTGCTCGTAGATCGACTGCAAGACGTTCTGCAGGTTGGTCTCGGTCAGCGCGGTGGTCGCGGTGTTGGTGATCGACGCGGACGGTGTGAGCTGCGAGGCAGGCACCGGGAGGTCCGCGGTGGCGCTGGAAGCGATCCAGGCGCCGAGGCCGCGGGTTTTGTAGGCCACGCTGCCGGAACCTTCAACGGAGTTGTTGTCGGAGCTGATGGTCGCCTCAATGTCGCGCTTCAGCTCAGTAAGAGCCTTGGCGGTCGCGCGCGCAAATTCCTTTTTGCGGCCAATCGCAGCGACATCGGCGAGATTCGCCTGGAAGTCGCTGACGCGGACGGTGCGGCGCAGTTTCTGGGCGCGGGCGCTCAGGAGGACACGGTTGGCGGTGGCGTCCGAGAACTCGGACACGTCGGCGGAATCGACAACGCCGTCCGTGGAGGGCGCGTTGTAGCCATCGGCCAAATAACTGTAAACTGCAGGATTGCTGATATCGGCGCCGGTCTTGGCGACAGAGCTAGAAATCGGCGTGTTTTTTGCGTCCACAACCGTCAACACGTCGAGGAGATCCTCGCGGTTTCCAACGGCCGGGAACAGGGTTCCAGCGGGAGCTGACATAATTTTAATTCTTTCTTTTTAGAGGTTTATCCGAACAGCGCTTCGCTCATAA